AGATGCCCCAGAGCTTCGGGTCCAGCACGAAGGCGTCGCGGTCTCGACTGAAGCGGTTCGGCACGACCACGTGTCGACCAAAGTCACTGACGTAGACATCGACGCTGGTGTAGAGCGTCGGATCCTCCGACTTGTCGAAGCGCGTCGATCCACCCGTGAAGGCTGAGATCGAAACCTTGTTGAACGGGCCCACCATGATCGTGGTCGGCTCGCCGCCGGCCGTCCAGCACTGCCGGATGACACTCTTCAGCATCGACTCGAGGAACGCTCGAGGCGTACCGTCGCCGGCGATGTTGTCGGTCGGCGTGGTGCCGGTATCGAGATCCTCGTCGGTGAAGGTTGCATTGGAGCCGCCCGATCCGAGATCCGTATTCGTATGCATCCAGGCTCGCAGACCGCCGGTCGAGCGGGCTATGCCGTCGGTACTGACTTTGCCGAAGTTGCCCGTCACCATGGTCTCGATATCACGCTTCAGGGCCTTGGCGTTCTTGCCCATGAGATACGCGATCTCACTGCGGCGCCCCGCCTTATCGACCACTTCCTGAGTGCCCGAGACGATGTACGTCTTATCGGAAATCTGCGTGAAGGTCGAGATCCGAAAGGGCAGGACCGAATCGGGGAACTCCGCGTCGTCACCTTCGACCTGGCGGTTGTCCTCATCGGGCTCTTGCAAACTGTCGATCGACCACTCGGGTGTCGTCGAATCGCAACTCTCGCGACGAGCCATGCGGCTCTGGAAGGGTGTATCCATTGGGTCAATATTGTAAATGATGTCCGACAGCTCTTCACGATTCGTTGCTGAGTCGTAAGTGACTGTCGTTCCGTCCGGTGCCGGCATGAGGGTCTCCAATCGCTAATCAGGGATCATGTCCTTGAAAAGCTCAACGGCGCTGTCCTTGGTGCCGTTCTTACGATGCGCAGCCAGGGCACTCTGCCGTAGGTTCGCTGTCGCTGTTGGGGCATCCCTCCGCGAATGGCCCGTCAATCGAATCGTCGGTGCCAGAGCACCTTCCTTCATCTTCTCAAACTGTGTCGCGCCCGTGGTCTTGGCCTGATCGAGCAGCATCGCCATGAAGGCGATTTTCAGATCATTGGGGTTCTCGATGCGGTCGAGCGATTCCTGGCTGTATTCCATGGTGTCGCGCAGCCAGACGGTGAGTCGCGAGAAATCAGATTTGAAGCGGTCAACATTGCCCCATTCGGGCATCATCTTGCGCATCTCGACCACTGCGGCCTGACGGCGCGTGGCGGACGATTCGTCGGCATCGGTCTGCATCTTGGCCGCGTCGGTCTGAACGCCCTCCATGATCTGGTGGACGAGCTGGATCTGTTGCTGCCGGGCACCCTGCTTCTCGATCATCGTATTGGCGTCCATGCCTTGATCGGCGAGCGCTTGCCAGTTGGGCTCGGTCATATGCAAGACCTGAGCGAGCGTACTGGCTGTCTCCATCATCTTCTGGGTGGCCTTGGCGTAGTGCTTCTCGAGGTCGTTTCGTTTGGTGTCGTAGTTCTCGAAGTTCTCGTTCTGGGCCCGGTAGGCAATCACTTCCGCAGGAAGGTTTTTAACCTGATCCAGAGCCGTGGCGAGACTGGTGGGGGTGCCATCGATATCGACTTGGATGGCTTCGAGGAACTGATCGGGTTCGACTCCGAAGGCTTCGGCGACAGCTTGCAGCGACGTAATCTCGGGATCGTCGTCACTGGCGGCGAGCTCCGGGGTGTCCTGGGTTTCGGCCATCGCCGGCTTTTCGTCTTCGGGGGTTTCAGCGGGGATGTGAGGTTCGGCGTCCTGGGTTTCGGGCGGGGGGGCAATCTGGGGTTCGGGCGCTGCTTCGGGGGCTGCCGCTTCGGGCGGCGGCGCCATGCGGCTCGGCTCGTCGTCTTCGGTGGAAGCGCCTCGGTCATCGATGAACTGCTCGAAAGCAGAGACCGTCGACGGACTAGGAACGAGATTCGGAACGAATGAATCAGCCGCCATTGATTACGCGAGCCCTCTCGAGATTCTCTTGACCATATCCACGCGTGTTTCGCGCTTCCGCAGCCAATCTGCCTGTCTGGGCAATGGCTTGCAAATGGGTCAGGAGATCATCGAGAACGTGCTCGCGGAGTGCGGCTAACGTGAGAGCCTTCGTATCGTCGGGTTCGATCTGCTTGCGCAACGCATCGTAGTGTTGTCGGATTTGATCGCAAGCTGCTGTAAATGAAGAGTTCTTCATGAACTGATCCGCCTCGCGACCGCGCGACATTTCCAGATCTTCGCTGCGTTCCAGCGATCCGCCGTGGAGTTCTTCCAATGACTTACAGCCGGATCAAACTTCGAGGCTGGGCTCGGGCTCAGGCTCTGGATCGGCGAGAACGACCTCGGCCTCCGGCTCTTCGGGCGGGTACTGCGTGTTGAGAGAGAGCTTCAGATGTTCCCAGCCGTAGGGGATAGGTCCATGAAACTCGTTCATGTAGTCCATCACGTCCTTGGCAGTCGTGAATTCAAGATACATCCGTCATACTCCTTTCGGATGTTTCGCGTTCCATGCGTTCCTCTTCGACCTCGACCCGGTCTTCGTCCACATCTACGCGGTGGTGATCGACTTCGACTCGTTCTTCATCGACCTTTACCTGGGCCATCCGAATATCCTTATCGGCATCGATGCGGTACTTCTCGCGTTCGTCCTTGACTTCGAGTTCGAGCACACGGAACTTCATCATGCCCGCTTCCTTCTGCTCGTCCTGGACAATCTTAGACGCATTGATCGTTGCCGTAGCCTGATCTTCCTTTGAGCGACGCTGACTCTCGATCATCTTTACATCCGGCGCCGGCTCGGGCCACTGGGAATTGGCGGGGTTCGTGAAGTATCGACCTTCGGGTTCGACTTCGATCGCAATACGAATGTCCTCTGTCGCGGCGTAGACGTTCTGCATCGACACGAGCTGCCGACCGCCGGGCATATTGAGGATTTCCTTTTGCTGCATCTGGATCGCCATCAAATGCTGGATGCGTTGCTGCGCGGCGCCCACGCCCAAACCCACGTGAACGATCACATTCCAGTCGCTTGACCATGTACTGGGATTCACGTCGAGCCACCGGCCATCGACTTCGAACGACTCATGCTGGAAGCCGTTCTCGATATAGAGCCTGAGAAGATTCTTGTAGAGTTGCCGGATGCCGGGGGCAACCATACGGGCAATCAGTTCGACCTTGGCGGCTGCGGCGTTCATGATGGCCGAGACGCCGGTCGCCGTATCATTGAGAGTCGATGCGTCGATGCCCTGGTTGTAGCGAGTGACGCCTGTACGACTCGCGCGAGTATCCTCTAGGAACGCCATCAGTTGCATGGGCATTGGGCCCATGGGTGCCGTCACCAGGGGCGTAACCATGCCTTGCTGCTTGACCCGAACGAGGCCACCCGGACGGCTCTGAAGCAGATCGTCGAGATTGACCATGCCTTCGACGACTTCGAAGCGGCTGTTGTTTTGCAAGTACAGGTTATCGAAGATCGATCTCAGCAGCGTTGACTTCATGCGCTGAATGTCGCCGACGATATCCGCAATCGACTGACCGAAGAACTTGTGAGGCGTTGGAATCGGACACCAACTGAAGAACGGGTTCCAGTTGGCTTCCACGTCTTCGAGGATATTGTGGCTGCCCTGGTCGCCTACGGTGATGATTCTGCGTAGTTCCGCAAAGCCGTCGCCATCCTCATCGAGCCGAATGAAACTCTCTGTGACCCACAGTTCGCGACTCGCCGCGTCCATACGATCACTGGTATCGAAGGGCAGGTTGCCTTCCTCGGCATGCCGGGCCACACGCTCCAAGGTGAACTCCGGGGAATCATCGCCCGGGATATTCATCAGGATCACGGGATCGAATCCGATCGAGGTCAGATACGAGATCGAGCGTTTGACGCGACGACCGCAGTACGGGGTCTCATCGTTGAGTTTGATGGCCCGTCGTGCAATCAGGAACTCTTCGGGCGCAATGCCCTCGACCATGACGCGCCGAACGCTTTTGGTCTGCTGCGTCTTGAGGTCGTAGAACGTCATCGGGATCATCTGGCCGGTTTGCGGGTCCGGCACATTGTCCACGTATTCCTGAAAATCGATCACTTCGAGGCCACGGGGGTCTCGCATCAGCAGCAGTTCGACATCGAGTCGCGTCTGGTGCTTGAAGGTCTCGATCTTCGGCTCGAAGAACTCTTCGACGAAGGCCACCCCAAAGCCACGCTTCTCGAGGAGACCGTCCTTGATGAAATTGTAGAGGAAGAGGTCCCCGTCCATCTCGTCACGGAACTTCGCGTTGACGAATTTCGTCGCATCCTTCGCCATCTGTACCTGGGCCTGATTTCTAGCTCGATACTCTCCGGTGATCGGCGAGCCCGCGAACATGCGCATCAGGCTGGTCATCATCCATTCGATGGTGTCGGCGACTTCGGTGAGAACGACTTGGCTGCGGCCCGGCTGCTCATTACCAAAGGGCAGGCCGTAGTAATCGTCGATGGCCCGGCGTCGGGTTTCCGACAGCCAGGTATTCATATTGCCGTTGGCATCTTCGATCTCGTGCGAGATCGTGAGCTTGACCTGATCGGCTGTCAGCGGGGTCGGCCGACGAGCATTGCTGATCGGTGTGACCTGGGGTTCCGGGGTTGCGCCTGCGTAGATTCCGACCGCCATAGATCAGTCCCTTACGAGTTTGCTTCGAGTTTTCGGTTGGCCCGGCGAGTATCGATAATCACCGCGGGCATCTTCGGCATCGGAATATCCGACTTCTCTTCCGGCGGGGTTGGGTCGAGCGCTTCCTTCATAAACGCATCGAGAACCGCCATGCGGGTTTCGAGGTTATGAATGCGGCGGCGGTGCTGTTCGTCTCGTTCTTTTTGGACAGTCTTCTCGCGAACGCTCATTGACATGGCATCGACCCTAAACGATGGCAAGCTCCGGGGCAAGAACCCCCTCCCGGTTGCCCCAGTCCGGGTCTCGGTGGCCTACCGCGAATGTCCGCAGGGCATCGGCCGGATGACTGGCCCAGGAATGCACGGGTTCGTCGCTGTAGAGCACTTCCCCGTCGCGACCGACGATTTCGAGCCGCTTCTTCGTGTACTGACGAAGTCCCTCGATTCCCTGGCTGCATTTATTCTCGTCGAATTTCATCGTCGCGAGCATCAGACGGACCTGATCGATGCCGTTTTGACGACCGGACTTGGGAACCACTCGAGCGTAAAGACCCATTTCTCGGCCCGTGGATTCCCAGGAACTCGCGGTGGCCCCCGAAACCTGGCCGGCATCCCACGGCCACAAGTGCTCGTCGTAGGCGTAGGGCTTCTCCCGCAGGATCTTGTGGTAGTGATCGAGTCCCTTGCCTTGGCTCTCGTAATAGTCAATCGCCACCCAGCGCTCACCGATCTTCTGCAAGAACCAGATCGAGGTCATATCGCCGACCCCGAGATCCCAGGCTGTGAGCACACCCCGACGCGGATTCCAAGGGAAGTCGGCGATGCGACCCTCGGTTTCGGCAAGCCGGATGGCCTGACCAAAGAAG